TAAAAAATCTGATAAAGAGGACGTTAAAGATAATACACTGTACAAAGGTATCGCTAAAAGATACTTTGAAAGATCATTTACAATCGCTGATGATGTAGAAATCAAAGGCGCTGAATTAAAAGATGGTCTATTAAAGGTATCATTAGAGAAGATTATACCTGAAACAAAAAAACCAAGAACTATTGATATTAAATAGTTTTTAACTAAAGAGGCCGAAGGCTTGACTTTCGGCCTTTTTTAAATTATAATTATATAATAACTACATAATGATACAAAATGATATATAAACAGTTACAATTTGAGAAAAAAACTTTATCAATGAAAAAATTTATTGATGTGTTTGTACCTAAACAAGAAGCCGATAAAGCCTTTCAAGCAAATCCAGATACTAGATGGACGCCAGAACAAGCTTCTAGTTATATGACATCTGCTATTAGAAATATTGCTCCAAGCAAATATATTTTTTGTGATGTTGAAAAATGTTTAGAATATGCTAAAGAAACACAATCTATATCTGATATTGAATATTATTCAAAATGGTTATATGATAGAAAAATTAAATATTTAAATTTAGATTCTAATAATCGTACAATTAATTCTATATCGTTTGTTAGTAACGAGATTACAATAGAATCTGGTACTTACAATATAGGAACAAGTTTATGTAAAATAGAAGAAGGCAAAAATGATACTTATGAAAAACTACCAGAACTGGTTAAAGAAGCCTTTGATACATCAGAAATAGATTTACACATTTATACTAATGCTACAAGAGATGAATTATCTGAAATTTTTACTAGAATTAATGATGGTAAACCTTTAAATGAAGCTGAAAAAAGAAATGCTAGTACATCTCATATAGCAAATGTTGTAAGAGATTTAGCTGAAAATTATTCTAATATATTTTTCAGAAAAGACACTAAATGGTTTACACAAGAGCAACAAAATAGAAGAGGTTTAGATGATTTTGTTGCTGGTATGGCTTTTACACAATTTTATGGTATAGAAAAAGCTATAACACCAAATTCATTATTTCAAATGTATAGAGTTGGTAAATTAGAATCTATTGAAATTAATCTATTTAAAAAAAGATTTGAAACATTTATAGATTATATGATTGATGAAATTAATGCTATACCAAATAGAAATTCAATATTTGATTTGTGGTATATCTTTTTACAACAATATGATAAAAGAGAATTTATCATTAAAGAAAAAATAAAAGAATTTATAAAACATTACGCAAAAGTTGTAGGAGATTTATTAAGAGATCCACACACCTATCTTGTTACTAAAGGAGATCCCAAATCTTTTGAAACTATGATTGGCGGCAGACAAGCAGCTAATAATCAAAAAAGAAATGAATTAATTTTAAATAAATTAAATATTAAAGATTATTTTCTAAAAATGGATAATAGAAGTGCTACTGATAATACAAAATTAGCTATAGCTGCCAGAGATAATTTCAAAACACCCGAAGGAAAAGATATAGATTTATCTAAACTTATGACAGGAAAATACCATAATGGACATATAACTCCTTATGCTGACACAGGAAATACATCTATTGATAATTTAGTTATACAAGAAGGTAGAGATAATCTATCTTTAGGCAGAAACAAAGTACAAATATCTTGACTTTTGACCACTTTTGTTATATAATGAATTATGTTTTCCTATCTAGGTGGTAAAAAATTTCAAGCAAAATGGATATCAGGTTATTTTCCTAAACACGATACGTATGTGGAACCATTTGGTGGTGCGTTTTGGGTTTACTTTGTTGGTAATATAAATGCCAATAACAATGTGTATAACGATTACAATAGATACTTAACAAACGTATTTCATTGTGCCAAGAATAATAGATCAGAATTTATAAAGCAATTAAAATCATACAAACCACAACTAAGAAATTTATTTGAAAAATTCCATAATGAATTAGTACCACTTACGTATGATTTAGAATTAGGTGATGTTGAAACAGCTTCTAAGTATATGTATATTGAAACACAAACATTCAGTGGTCTTACAATTGAAAAGGCCAAATTTGTAGATTTAAAAGGTATCTATAAATCTAAGTATGAACAATTTATAGATAAACTAGAAAATCCAAAATACACAAATAAAATAGATAATATAACAAACATAGAGAATTTATCTTATGCTGATTGTATTAAAAAATATGATAGTAAATATACATTCTTTTATTGTGATCCACCATATTTTAATATGGAAGATTATTATACTAAAGAATTTGGCCACGATGAACACTTAAAATTATCAGAAACATTGAAATCGATAAAAGGTAAATTTGCTTTGTCTTATTATGATTTTCCTTTATTATCTAAATGGTTTCCTAAATCAAAATACAATTGGCAAGAGAAAGCCTTTAATAGACAAAACAGTTCTAAAAAGGTTGGTACGGCCAAAGGTAAAGAAATTCTAATCCTAAACTATTGACAAATTTTATAATTTATGTTAGGTTAGGAATTGCGGACATAGTATAAAAGTAATATTCTAGCTACCAAGCTAGAGAAATTGGGGCAGTACCAGTTGTCCGCTCCAAAACAGATTGACTTTTAAACAAAACAGTGTTATAATAAATTATGAAATACAATGAAGATAAAATATTAAACGAAATCTTAACGTACATTAAAGGTACGTATGGCCAACATTACTCAACAGGTAAAGACGGCTTTCAAATACAAGATTTGTTTAAGACACTAAACATTGGAAAAGATTTTTGCCACGCCAACGCAATTAAGTACTTGTGTAGGTATGGTAAGAAAAACGGATATAACCGAGCTGACTTGCTTAAAGCAGTACACTATGTTATATTATTATTAAACTATGATAAGGAGAACGTGAAATGAACCTAAGTACAGACACACTGGCCATTTTAAAGAATTTTAGTGAGATCAATAACAATATTCTTTTTAAACCAGGCAGTAAGTTAAATACAATATCTGCTATGAAAAACATTCTAGCAGAAGCAACAATCACAGAAAAATTTGATACAGAATTTGGTATCTATGATCTATCAGAATTTTTAAGAGCAGTAGAACTATTTGATAAACCTGCTGTTAAAGTTAATGGTGCAAACTATGCTTTAATTTCTGATGAAAAATCTAAACAAGTAATTAAATATTTCTTTGCTGATAAATCAGTATTAGTATCACCTCAAAAAGGTATTAATATGCCAGATAAGACAGTGGCGTTTACATTAAAGAAAGATGATTTTGCTAAGATACAAAAAGCAGCTACAACATTAAATTTACCAGACATTGCTATTAAAGGCGATGGTAAAAAAATATCTTTTGTAGCAACAGATAAAAAGAATAAATCTTCAAACGATTATTCTTTAAACGTAGGTGAAACTGATAAAGAGTTTACAGCTTACTTTAAAGCAGATAACTTTAAGATTATTTCTGATGATTATGACGTTGCAATTTCTAAAGCAAAGATTAGTCACTTTATAAACAGAAGTAAACCAGTACAGTATTGGATAGCATTAGAGCCAGATTCGGAGTTCTAATATGAAATTCTCCAGAACGGAATGGCATCAAGTCGCTTCTGAATTTCAATGTGATCTTCCTGATGAAGAAGTCATAAAGCAATTCGGTTCAGTACAACGCCTAAAAGAAATCATATCACACCAAGAGCAACAATGGGGTAGTGAGATAGAACCTATGGGCGAACCTCCAACAGAAGAAGAAAACGAGTTGTTAGACGAGGCTTGTGCTAATTATTCTGAAAGAGTTGATGATTGGTGGACAGACCGTAAAGGTGGTTACGAAGTTAGTTATAGTTATGAAAAATAAATTGAGGATTATATTATGTCAGACTTTTTGTGGGTTGAAAAATACCGACCAAGAAAGATACAAGATTGTATCTTATCAGAAGATTTAAAAAATACTTTCTTAGAGTTCGTTAAGAAAAAAGAAATACCTAATCTATTATTATCAGGCACAGCCGGCACAGGTAAGACTACTGTTGCTCGTGCTTTATGTGAAGAAATAGGTGTAGATTACATTATCATAAACGGTTCAGATGAAGGCCGTCAGATTGATACGTTAAGAAACAAAATCAAAAACTTTGCTTCTACCATTTCACTTACCAAAGAAGCGAATCATAAAGTTGTAATTATAGACGAGGCCGATTATATGAACGCCGAATCTGTACAACCAGCATTAAGAAACTTTATTGAAACGTTTTTTAATAACTGTAGATTTATCTTTACTTGCAATTACAAGAACAAAATTATACCTGCTTTACACAGTCGTTGTACTGTAGTTGATTTTAGAATTGTCAATGGCCAAAAGGCAATCACTCAAAATGATTTTCTTAAAAGACTTGAAGATATATTAAAAGAAGAAGGTGTAAAATATGATAAAAAGATTTTAGTTCAACTTCTTTTAAAACACTATCCAGATTTTAGAAGAACGATAAATGAATTACAAAGATATTCTGTTCGTGGTACTATAGACAGTGGTATTCTTTTCAAT